TTATCTTTCCATTCTCTATAAGTAGAAACTTTAATGCTCATGTTAAATAGAAACTCCCTGTATCTGTGTAGTTAGACATATTAATAGTAGTTTTGACTGAGATATCTAGTTCATAAACAATACTATGAACTCTTTCAGAAAAATCTAAGTCTTTAGTCTGATAAAAAGTAGGAATGTCCAAACCATTAATGTAAAGAATTGCTTGAATGTCAGATTGCTTAATTACTGGAAAAACAAAGCTAGTATTGTCATATTGTTTAAGAACTAATCCTGTAAGTTGATGTCTTAGTTTAAATGTCAAACCTATATTATTTATTTTAATAGGTTCGCTAGTACTAATATCTATTACTACTGGAATTGTATCTTTAATAGAGTGACTTGAGTTCTTAAGGTAGACATAAGGTTTCTCTAGTGTAGAATCTCTAACTACTTGAAAAGTTGTAATTTTGGATTTAATTAGCATAACTAAAAATAAAAGTATAGTCTCTTTTACCAAACTATACTTGTTAGTAATCTATTTTAGTAGAAATTTTACTCTTCAGTTGATCCGTACTTAAAGTGAAAATCTGCCCAAGTTTTACCAAGAGGTGGTCTAACTCTAGTATTTAAATCAGCCATGCTTTCGTAAGGTCTACTAGCAATAATTAATGTAGCTGTCTTCTCTGCAATTCCTTTAATATTTTTAATATCTTCCAAAGAAGCAGTATTAATATCTAACCTAGAAATAATAGTTGAAGTAGGTTCTACAAAATTAGAAACTAAAGGAGTTGGATTATCTTGAGTAGGATTCAAATGTCTAACTTCTTGTTCTGGGTTAACAGATTTAGATACTGCAACATGAGTCTCAACATCTATCACTGTTACTAATGTAGGATCTTTAACTACTTTTGCAGGTAAATCTCCCTCGTCGTAAGGAGTAGTTCTAGCCCAATGAAGGTTGCCACTTGGGTCGCGAACAGTTTTATGCAAGATATACTTTTTCATAGTTAGTTCATTGTCTGAGCCATTAACAGCTTAGGATTCATAACGATAGGAATAAAACTAGCAATAGTAGTTACTACATCGTTTTCTGGGTCGGTATTTTCGCTACGAATCTTTAAGTAGATACCTGCTTTAGGATTGGGAACATCTTTACTTGTACCTCCCCCCATAATATTAGTTTTGGACTCCATAGTCGGCCCAATAGCAGAGATACCCATGTTCTCCTTCATGAAGACAATCCGGTTATCGTTTAAGTAATTAACAGTAACCATTTCACCGTTAGGAAGCTCTTCTTGATACTTCTCACCAAAGATAGTAACTTTAGGTAGTTCTCGGCGTTCTAATAGAGTCTTAGCCATGTCGGTAGAAACAAGACCAATTTCAGAAGTTGTCATTGCCCGAGCTGCATCTTTCGTACTCTTCTGATCTAAGAAATGATTCCAGAGTTTACGACTCATCACTATTTCATCTGGCATAAAACCGTTAGTATCGTAATACAAGTCAGTTAATTGCTGGATATTGCGAAGACCTTGAGCATTGTTGTAGTCACTCCAGCGGTTAAGAGTAGGCTCAACAGTATTACCAGTAGCAATAAGAGGAACTGGGAAATGATTGTAAGGTGCATCTGCTTTCTTATAGTCAATCTCAAATTTAGCTCCAGTAGCCATATCTTCAATAGATAATGCTCCGGTACTAGCAGCTTGCCACTTCATCATATCCATCCGATCTACCATACCATCTAATAGATGTTGAACGTCACCGAACAAAGTAGTAGCTAAATCGTTATTAGCTCCACGTTGAACAGTTCCGTCTGGTTTATGAATTGTTTGGATATTGCGCCACATATAATTAGCTAGTTTATAAGCTTCATATAAGTCCCACATATCGTGTTCGTCATATCTGCGTCTTTGAGCTAGCTTAACCAATTGAGCTGCTACTTTCTCAAAGCTACCGTGAGAGGTAACTGGGATTTCAGCACCCCAAGCAACTACTCTTGCAGCCGGAGCAACTCTACTCGTCAGCATTCCCATAAAGTTCCTAGTCTCAAATGTTTGAGTTGGAAAATACTTATCTATCAGCTTATCTCGTTTTAAAAGATGGCTTTCTGTTTCATCTACCAAAGCGTTTAATTGCTTGTTGATAAAAGGTTCATTGAAAAATGATGCTACGTAACTCATATTTTTATCTATTTATTATTTGTTATTAAGACCACACATCGCGAGCTTCAAGGTCAGGACATTCATACATTAAGTTATTGTCGTAATAAGGTAAATGTCTCTTGTACAAATAAGCTTTATCTACAATTCCTAGAATCTGACCAGTAACCCCACCAGGAGTAAAGTCAATAGAGTGAGGAAATACACCTAAAACTTCGTCTTGAGGAACCCCAATAGAAGAACCTACAGGTAAAGTACCTACAACAGCACTTCCTAAAACAATCTCTTCTGTTAACGGGTCAATTGAACTTACAGTACCAACTGGAACAGTATTAGCAGCCGTAGTAGTAACAGTTGAACCTAAAGTACCGGAAGGAGTAAAAGTAATTAAAGGACGACCAGCAGGAGAATAAGCATATAAATTAGCTCCGGCATTTACAAACTCCAAATCTTTATTAAGAGAAGGAATGCGGTTGAACTCTGCTGCTAAAATTGCTGCTGCTTCAGTTGCGTTAGCTGCCCCAACAGGAGTAAACTTAAAAGTCTGGTTGTTGTAGTAAGTAATTCCAGCTTCTCCTACCCCAGAGACGGTTAGCATTGCAGAAGGATTAAGAATTTGCAGTACATCTCCTTGAACAAAACAATAAGGATTAGCTACTTTAATTCGATTAGCATTTGTAGGAGCAGTTACTCTAGCACGAGGAAGAAACCTAAACTCTCCATTCTTTTTAGAAACAAACATTCCTTCAGGTAAAGCGTATTTACCATCTTTGTTTCTACTAATATATTTGTTGTTTAACGAAACGTGAAAAGGAACTCGAATACCGCGTGGGTAAACAATAATTGCCTTATCTGCTGTGACCTTGCCGTATCTTGTAAACATATCTATCTCTCTTTATTAATTATTTAAAACGACGGAAAGCAGGATTTTCTTTTAACTTTTCAATTTGCAATCTAGCTAATTCATCCTCTGCACTGTTAGCCGGAGTAATATCTTCAGTAACGTAAGAGTTGAAATTAACTCGTTCACCGCATTCTTCATCTGCTTTGAGAGAGAAAAGAACTGCATAAAGTTGAGTTGCTAAATCTACTTTGTTTGCATTAGCTGTTTGAGAAAATGCTGCTACTCGGTCTTCATCTTTATCAAAAGAACCTAAAAGCAAATCGTATTTAGCACGAGACAACCAACGTTCATCAAGTCCTTGTTTAGCAAATTCTGCGATAGAGTTGAGCTTTTGTTTGATGGCATTAGTACGTTCAATATCTGCCATCTTAAACTCTAATTCTTGAACTCGTGGGTCAACTGCTGAGTAATTAGCTTCTGGTTCATCTTCTTCATCAGATTCCTCATCCTCTAACTCTTCATCTTCATCGTCTTCCTCAAAGTCCTCATCTCCGTCTTCTAGTTCTTCTTCGGTAGTATCACCTCGTTCCAAAGCTCCCATTAATTGAAGACCTAAAGCAGCTTCCGGGTCAGTAGCAGTTTCTTCAAACATTCCGTTAAGAATATCGATAAACTCAGGAGAAGCTTCTAATTTTCCAGCTAAGAAATCTTCTAGTTCTTCTTCATCAATATCGGCTGTTTCGATAATATCTGCAAATGCTTCATCTCGGTCTTCGTAATGCCTGTCTATTAAGTCTATTACTGCTGGAACTAGATAAAGGCTTGCTGTACTAAAATTTGCGTAATTTGTTTTCATAGAATAGTTTTGTTCTTCTTTAGTGTCATCTTCAGTAAAATCATCTAAATTGTCTTTTGTGAGTCCTCTCAATTCTGCTAAAGCTAGTTCAAGTTCAGCTAAAGTTTGAGTTTTTAAATCTATTAACTCATCTTCAGAAATCTCTTCGTTTGTATAAGCTTCTTCTAAAGAGTCAATTGTCTCACTGTAAAGATTTACATATTCAATTTCTTGTTCTTTTACAGTCATTATTTTTTCACTTTTTTAAGTAGTCCGTAAGCAGTACCAGCACCTAAACCACCTACAATAGCAGCTCTTTGAATAGTAGGAGCTTTCTTGTTCTTATTTTTCTTTAGTTTACCTTTAGAAAGAATAGGAACTTTAGCGTCTGATTCTCCTGCTATGTAACTAGCTCCATAACCTAAAGTAGCTCCAGAACTAGCACCTCTTGCTGCATTTAGTAATCGCGGTTTAATTGCCATAATACTTACTTCTTCTTTTTATTACGACGAGCTAAAGCAGTAGCACCAATTCCAGCTCCTAATGCACCCGCAGCAGCTAAACCAACACCTACTTTATTCTTAGCAATAAAACTACCAGCTTTTGCTAATGTGTTCTTAGCTTTAGCACCGTAATATTGAGCTTTACCCGCAACAGCATCTTTAGCCTTTCCTAATTTACCTTTCTTTTGTTGAGGGCCTATAAACGGTTGAGGGCCTGAAGAGGTAGGAGAAGCAGAACTAGCAACTCTACCTTGACGACTCATTGAACGTTCTCTAACAGCAGCAGAGTTAGCATTTTCAGCAGCAGCTTTTTTCTTAGCATAGTAGCCAGCAGCAGCAAAATTAGCGTAACCTTTCTTAGGAGCAGAATTCATGAATTTCATAGTTGTTTCTCTTGTAATTGTTAAATATTATTTTACTTTAGGTGGAAGTGCTGGGCCTTTACCTAAAAAAGTAGATTTAGTCCCGTATTTAAGTTTTTGTTTTCCAGCTTGAGCTACTTGCTTTTTCCTTAATCTCAGACCAGTAGTGGTATTAGTTACTCCACCAGTAAAAGTATTCTTAACTCTCTGAGCTGCATTAGTTACACTCTTAAGTTTACCTCTAGTAGCATTTCCAATCTTAGTTGCAAATTGATTTCCTATTTGACCTACTGATTTACCAGTTACGTTTCTATTTCTAAGCTGTTTAAATGCTCCAGAAATAGCTTGTCGATAACCAAATTCAGCAGTGTAACCTTGTCCAGTATAGAACATTACTATATCATCAGGAGAACTAAATTTGCGAGTAGGAGTAATCGGTCTAGCAGGAGTAGCAGGAGAAGTTGGTTGAGTTTCTTCTTCAGGTGGCATTCCTAAAAACATATCTCCTAATCTAACACTTAAATCTTCAATAGCAGCTTGAATAACTTCTGAAGGGTCTTGAATTCCCATTGAAGCCATTTCTTCTTCATCTATCTCATTAGCACTTTCTATTACTTCTAAAAATGCAGTAAAGACTTTAAGAGCTTCTTCTCTCTGTTGCTCTATTGTTTGAGATGCACTCATTGCTTCATCAATAGATAATGCAAAGTTACTCTCCTTAGGCAATAATAAATAATTTTTCTTGTTTCGTTTCATGTTGCCTTTTCTTTGATTTTGATTCTGATAGCTAAACAAAGTAGCGTTAGCAATAGCAGGTAAAGCAACTAATGAAAGCTCTTTAATAGAAAAAGAATCTAAGTCAATTCCTGCACTTACAGATTTAGCTAAACCTTGATTCATCTTCTCAATAATTTCAGAAGATTTAATTTTTACATCATTTACAAATACTCCAACTCTTCCTAGTAAATGTTTTAGCTTTGGATTGCCTTTAGTATAGTCTTCAGTTATAACTTTGGCTTCTAAAGGACTTTCAATAAATCCAACTACATTATTAACATTCTTTTGATGTTCAGTAAGAACTGGAATTCCCAACTCAGTAGTTTCAAAGTGTTTATTAGTATTTTCTACTAACTTAATAACTTTATCTGGTGGGAAATCATGAGCAACTTTTCTACTATCTACATGAGGACTTTCTTCAGTAGTAGAGTAAAATATCAGACCTTTTTTAATAGTTTCGTTTGCGGTATCCTTTAACGGAAGCGCATTAAAGTGGATTGTTGTCATAGTTTCTTTATATCATTTAATTTCATGCTACTATATTTTTATACTTTGGTAATTCTTATAGAGAATAATGTCTCATCTAAATATAAACGAAAGATTTGGTAACAAGTTAAAAGAGTATCGCTACAAACACAATATGTCTCAATATGCTTTAGGAAAACTGCTTAGCTATACTCAAGCAGAAATATCTAAAGTAGAAAACGGAAAAAGAGATATCAGCATTAGTAAGTTTGTTTATATTAAAACTGTTTTAGATTTAGTAGATTTTAGTATTTAACTATCTCTTGCCAAACAGAAATTCATTAGCAGCTTTTTGAGTAGACCTAGCAGTTCCGTTGACACTAGCTTTACCCCAATACATCCCTATATTGTGTATGCCAAAAATATAATTAATTTTATTTTGAGTCATACGATCTTTTTCTGCTTTATCCACAATTTTATCTAATTCATTTGCAGGAGATCTAATCCATTGAGTATTACTTGTTTTAGTAGATATCTGACCAAAAGCATCATCTACGTGCATTAAATATTTAGTATCTACAATATCATCTACTAATCCATAATTAGGACTTCCCGTTGCTAACATCTTTATTTGTTTTGCAGGAATCCCAGCATTTACTAATATATGTGAAGTATCTCTAGCAATCATTCCTCCTGCACTATGAGTAAAGAGATTAATACTTTTAGTAGGATTTAACTTATGCCAGTCAAATATCTCCTGAGCTATAGCAATAGCATCTTTACTTTCCCCTTTTATCGCAGCTTTCTTAGCAAAGTTTGAAATATCAGCAACCATAGTACCTACTCCGTTTTCTTTTACTTCAGAAATCATTTCAGTATAGCCAGTATTAATAAACTCCATTTTACTAAATTCTTTTTTATTTGCTTCTTTTAACCCTCTTTTAAGAATACCTCCAGTAGTAGCACTTTCTTGTAATGCTGCTTGTGTATCTCTTGGTAAACCCGGAAAAATAAAATTAAGTGATTCTTTATTATCTCCAATTACAGTAGGAGCTTTATAATCTCTTATATCATTTCTCATTTTTATAGTATTTTTACCATCTTTTAACTGCTTTCCTAACTTAATTAAGTTACCGTTATATTTCAGCTTAACTACAGCAGCTCCAGCTAACCCAACTCCTAATAAACCTCCCAATGTAGCAAGACTCCCAATAGCAGCTTTTTTAGCTAACTCACCTTTATCATTCTTGACATTAACTTCTTGATTTCTATCAAATGCTCTAACTACTTTACCGTTTCTAACAAAGCTCTTTACTTTTACATCTTTCTTAGTCTTTTGTACTTGACCTGCAAACGTAATAAACGTATCTCTTATCTCCATAGAACAAAGTCTCTTATATCTGGTAACAACAATATCTTTTCAGACATCTCTTTACTTATAATACTATCATCTCTGTACTGAGAGAACTTAATAGAACTATCTGCTATACTTACATCAAAATTACTTAACTTAGACAACATCTCTTCAGTTTCTTCTAAGTAAGATTGGTAAGTATTCCTAATAGTCACTACATTACTTACTTCTTCGTATTTCTTCTTAATGTCTGTTAGTTGTTTCTTATTCCACAGACCTTGACTATAAGAATAGCCGCTATCTACCTTACTCTGAATCTCTGACCTATATAAGTTAACAAAGTTATCTAACTCAGCATCCTTACTAGGTAACTTTGTTAACTCTTCAGATATAACCTTTTGTTGTTCTATTACTCTCTTTATATAAGTTTCTTGAGTATCTATTAGAAGCTTTCTATCTAGATTACTTCCACTAATTAGTCTACTTGCACTAATATACCTAATAGTTTCTTTAGTAGTAGATAAGTTATTAAGTTCTCTTTTTACGTCATCTATATTACTTACTACACTATCTAATGTCTTAGTATTAGGAGTAGTTAGGTTATTTGTCTTTAATGTTCTGTACTTGTTAATTAGTTCAGTAGCTTTCTGTTTAGTGTCTATTCCATCTAATGTAGAATCTAATACTTTACTTTCAATACTTACTTTATCTAATAGTCCTTTCTTCTCTAATGCAAGGTTATCACGTATATTTTTCAGTTGAGCATCAGTAAAAGTCAAAGCATTTCTACTTCTAACACTACTTAACGCATCTTCTAGACTTACATTAGGAGGTAAGCTCTCTCTATTTTTTAGTATCTGTCTATTAGCGTCTACTGATATCTGTGACTGAACGTTATTTACTGTACTCTTAAGATTACGTGTGTTACTCAGATGTTTAGTTATAAGGTTGTTGTACTTATCTCTTGCAGTTATATATGACTTATAAGTAGCTTGTCTGGTCTCTAATAGGACTGACTTGTCGTACATAATACTTCTCAACCTATAATACTCATCTCTTGCAGTAATAACAGGTCTTAAGTTCTGTACATACTCAGGTATCTCATCTACTACTTGATTAAATGTCTGCTTCTTAGTAGATAAGGTTACATAAGGCTTATTACTAACTACTTCATCTATATCATCTACTAACTCAACTACTTCAGGTTCTATATTAGTAGGTAGTTTCAGAGGTATGCGTAAGAGAGTCTTAGTAGTGTCTTCTATTGTTTTAAATGCTTTATTGCTAACATCTAAAACTTCTTTAGTATCTTGTATCTGTTTCTCGGTTAGTTTAAGAGGCAATCGAACTATTGGTCTACCTAATACACTACTAACTGTATTAGTAATATTTTGAACTACTTCCTTAACTCCTTCTACTATCTTAGGTACTTGTATCTTATTTCTACCAAACTTACTATAAGCTAGATAAGCTCCTGCAACAGATAGCAATCCAACTCCAGATAATATAAGAGAATCATCAATGCTAGGTACTAATCCTATCTTTCCACCTTCATCATCTACTCCTACTAAATAACACCAACAAGAGACATGAAAAGGAGGAGCAATAGAGTATTTACCTTCTACTTCTCCATATTTAGTAGATACTTTACCTTGATATAAAGACTTGATATCTAATGGAGGTTCTTTAGCTCTACCTACACAATGAGCGCATAAGATAGGCATATATTGTTCACTGTTCTTAGCTCTATAAGCTTTAGGTATATTTCCAAAACTAGATAAAGCTCTTTGCCTGTTAACTACATTCTCAGCTTCATTAGTTATATTTACTCTTGTATAACCTAACTCTTCTAACTTCTTGAGACGACCAATATTATAAGCAACAGATATCTCAGTCTCAGCTATTCTTTTTATTCTATTTAAGTTACGGTTATCTACTAATAAGCTCTCTAATTCTTCTCTTGTCCTGTACTTATTAGCTTTATCATCCCATGCACCCTCAACATATTCACTTCCTTTCTTAGCAGGATGAGTCTCTCTATATTTAATAGAATCAACAATAGGTTTAATAGAATTGCTGTATTTAGTTACTTTATTATTTAACTCACTAACTAGCTGATTAACTAAGTCTTCAAATAAAGTATTTTTACTACTCCTCTTAATATTACTTAGTTCTTTTTTATTAGATTCC